TGTTCCCGATGTTCGAGACGCCACCGGAGAACGCGCCGGCCCCGGCGGTACCACCGGAAATGGAGATGGTGCCGCCAGCGGCGTCGGTGGACTGCGACAACGTGACCCGGCCAATGCCGGCCAGCACCAACCGGGTGCCGGTGACCCCGGTGTCCCCGAGCGTGTTCCCGAGGTTGGACGCGCCCAACGAGAAACTGTTGCCGCCCCCGGCGATAGTGTCGATCACGAAGCTGCTGTTCGAGGAGAACAGCAGCGGCACACCCTGGTCGGGGAGCCCTGTGCCTTGAGGTTGGGTTACGTCAAGAAGGTTTCGGAGCCTTCGCGGATACAGAATCGCTACCAACGTGCTCCTTTGCCTTCACGCGGAGGGGACATTGTGTCCCCTCCGCTCCATCCAAACGCCACCCCTAGCTGGTTGACGTGACCGCCTGCGCCGCGCACTCCGCGGACGGCAGCGTGTCGCCTGTGGCCCACACGCCGTACTCGGAAATGTCCTCGCCGTCCGGCGGGCCGTCACCGTACGGGCCTTCGCCCCAGTTTCCGTTCGTCTGAGACGTGCCCGTCAGCGTCGGCTGCGCGGGACCCTCCTCGAACGTGTTGTCACCAAGCACCCACGTGGTTGCCGGGAACACCCAGTGCCAGTTCGGGTAGGTCGCGTTCGGCCCGGAACCAACGATGTTCTCGGCCCAAAACTCGAACGCCACCTTCGGCGACTGCTCGTCGCACGCCAACGCCCCTGCCCCGGCGAACCCTACGGTGTCGGAGCCGTCCACGATCGTCGCGGAACCGGTCAGGAACGCCATCAGAGTCGGCTCGAACTGCGCGAGCGACAAGGACAGTTCCATGTAGTTGAACGTGTCCGGGAACTTCCTCGAGGCGATCTTGCAGCCGCAGCCGTTACGAACCGAGAAGTTCTGCCCGGTTTCGATGTTCGGGGTGACCCCGACGGTTGCCACAGCGTCGGTCACGTAGGAGTTCTCTCCGGCGATCACGTTTCCGTTCGCGTCAAGTCGAGTCACTCGAAGCAGACAGGCTCCGAAGGAGACTCCGCATACGTCAGCCATTTCCTATCCTCCTTCTTTGCCTATGTGGCCCAGTCCACCAGGACGGCGGCTGCTGCCAGTTCTTCGTCGTCTATGCCGTCCCACACCGCCAGCACGTATGCCTCCGCGATGAACGTGACAAGATTGATGTCACGCTGAACAGCCTCCTTCGGGGCAGGCAACCTGACCGGCCCCAAATACACGTTCACCCCGGTGGTGGCGAACGCCCAGTCCTGATGCGCCGCAGGGGACGACAGATCCGATGTGTCCACACCCTGGTAGCCCATGCCGGAAACAACCGGTGTGCCGTTCGCCGTCGCGAGTGTTGCCCCCTCCCGCAAAGGCGCGGGGAGCCCCGCGACGCTCGCGGGGGTCAGGTGAATCATGCCCTGCCGGCAGTTGGTGCCGATCGCTTCCTCCAACCATGACACGGCGACACGTGGTGACACGGCGGTGCCGGAGTTCAGCACCTGGACGTTGCCGTCACCGAAAAACGGGTTGGACGACCCTGCCACACCTTCCGCCAACGCCCGTTCGACACCCGCGGAAAGGGTGGCGTTCAACACCACCGACGCCCGCCTACCAAGGTCACGTAGGGACGCGTCGTCCATTCCGAACACCGAGCAGGTGATGCTTTTGTACACAACGAACGAGTCGAACCGTGGTGCCAACTGGGTTGACGCGTCGTCCTTGACACGGAACGTTCCGTCCGAACAGGGCTCCCACAACGCGGAGCAGCCGGTCGGGTACATCCACACGTTCGCGCCGCCAAGCACACGGTCAATGTCGATCCGTTCCCCGTCCAACCCGCGCCCCGCGTCCTGCACAACACCGGGGGTGTTGAGCAACGACTGGGGCGGAGACGACGGGAGGGGACCGTCAAGAGCAGAGGTGATGCCTACTGCTGTGCTGCTCATGTCCGGTCCCCTTCCTCAGTCGTCATTGCTCAGTCACACGTCCGGGCTGTCCCGGCGGGCGGGAACTGGCCGGATGCGCACAGGTCACTCGTGACCCAATACGCTGCCTGGGCCGGGGCGATCCTGACGAGGTTGCGGAACCTTTCCCCGAACACCTGGAAATCGTTCGTGGAGTTCAGGGTGGAGTCCCTGACGATCCCCAACTCGAGCGAACCCGAGTCGATCCCGAGGAACGCCCCGTCCGGGTAGATCGCCCACTGCACGTTGTCGGGCAGCGAGTCGATCGCCGCCGCGGTCTGCGCCGCGTCCGGCAGCTGCGTGGTGCCCGTGGAGGGGCTGTCGAGGTAGAACGTCGGCTCGATGTACTGGGAGCGAAGGTAGTCCACCAGGGACTGTTCGCTGCGGAACCGGTCGAACTGGGTCTGCACGTTGTCCAGCACCAGCATCGCGGGAACCCAGTACGGGATCAGGGCACGGAACCTTGCGGTGCGCTCCATGCGGAACCTGCCGATGATCCCGAACCGTGCCTTCACGATCGCGTCGACCAGGTAGATCAGCGCACCCAATGTCTCCGCCCCGTTCGTGACGTTGACCGACAGCGCCTTGATCCGATCCAGCATGAACGTTTCCGACACGCGGCTGAGGGAGGCCATCGTGAGGGCGTTCTCATGGTTGATCTTCTCCGGCCACGTGCGGGCGTTCAGGTTCCCGTACTCCCGGCAGTGCGCGAAGATGTTCACGAACGTCTCCGTGTACGCGGGACAGTCGAGCGCCTGACACGACTTCGTGGCGAACGTCCCGCCGGCCGCGTCGTTCTCCTCCGAGATCGACGAGATCGCCGTGGTGATGTCCGCGATGTAGGTGGACGTGGGCACGTTGACGCCGCCGCGGGCTGCCCGGAACACCGGCAGCGAGTCCCACACCGGCTCCGCCTCCGACGCGAAGTTCACCATCCCGTAGAACGGGGTGGACGGGGCACAGATACCACCGGACGCGGTGAGCGCCTCGGTGCTCATGGTCCCCGGCTTTCCCATCACCGACACGGTGTGCGGCAGCGCGGCCCGCACCTTGTCCATGTCGTCGTCGCCACCGGTGAGGGTGCGGTCGTCCGGGAAGTCGAACTGGACACCCGCGACCTTCGTCTTGGGGCCGTCCCACACCATCTGGCCGCCGCCGTGCTCCACACGGCGTCCGTCGGCGTAATGGTCGATCTGCCACGGCGTCACGTTCTGACGGATGACACCCTTGCCGTCATGGGAGGCGGGACCGAGGTCGTTCGCCACGTCCCGCATCAGGTTCGCGAGCGAGTCATGGTCGAGCGGGCCAGGGTTGTCGCCCTTGAACTGGGAGGACGCGACAAGCGCGTTGCCAGACGCCTCCACTGTTTCCACGACGATCCGTTCCTTCGACGGGGCCGGAGGTGTCCGTGAGAACCGGGGGGTCGGCGCCGAAGCGGTAACCGGAACCTGTTCCTCCACCACTTCCGGAGTCTCCTCCGTCTGCTCGACAGCAGGCTCGTCGGCTTCCGCCGTGACCTCGGCCTCGGTGGACTCCGTTTCGTCACCCACGTCGTCCTCGTCGTCTGTCTCGTCGCCAGGGTCGGCGTCAGCGGACAGTTCCGCGAGCTTCGCTGCCTTCTCCGCCTTGTAGTTCTCGTACGCCTGAACACGATCCTTGTTCTCGGCCTGGAGCGCCTTGATCTGCTCCACCCCGGTCGCGAGTTCCGCGATGATCTCGTCGGCGCTCAGTCCTGCGAGGAACTCCTCGTCGTCCTTCTCGATCAGCGCCGCAGCGGAAACCGAGTCGTCGAGGAGCTTCTGCACCTCGTCGTCACCGAGAGCCTTCAAATCCTCGGGGAGCGGCGGGAACAGCGGGTCCTTCTCCTGCTCTGCCATTTCTGGGGTCCTTTGGGTCGCGTTACGTTACGCGCAGGAACCCCGTTCCTACTTGGCAGAGCAGCCCCGCCGCTCTAGCTTGGTTGCAGTCTACACAGGATGGTCGGACAGCACTACTACTTGACTACCACTGGTAGTCGCGGGCGTCGTCGGCGAGTAGCAGCGCCACTCTGTCCCTCGCAAGTCCTTTGGATTCTTTGCGGGTGCCGCCCTTCACCGTCGGCGTGAAATCATCGTGCTCGCAGATTGACGGCACCGCTATCAGGAACTCCTGCCGGGTTTGTCGCATCCAGCGGGCGGCGTTGCCGTCATCTGCGCGGGTGAGCCGAGCAGCAGATTCCGCCCATGTCGCAAAGTCGTTTACTAAACGACGCGGCCAGAGCACAGCGACCAGCGGAACGAACGGTGCGGGTCCCAACGGCACGTACCGTTGTTTCCCGTAGGCACGGCGGGCTCGAGCGGCTGCGTTCGCGGGGGCCGCGCTCATCCACAAGCACACCGGTACGTCCCGCGCGATTTGTGGCAGCACGTCCGTGAACCCCGGTACCGGCAACGCATCGTCTTGAAGAATCAGCAGGTGCGAGCAGTCCGGCGGGTTCTCCAAGCATCGTTTGTATCCGGCCCACGGATCTCTGGGCTCGGATGTGTGCTCCACCACCTCTACCGTTTGGAGGGGGCTGAGGTGGTGGAGCAGCCGGGGGAGAAGATGCGCCCGCGCCGGGTGATGCTGGACGCGTGCGGCTATTTGGGGATCGCGGCTGACAGCGACCTTCTTCTCCGCAAAAACTCCCGTGACCGAGGCTCAACGATCTCTGCGTCCTGAACACCCGGCAACACCAGGGTGCCGATAGCGCCCGACGCGGCAAGCGCCAACTGCGGTCTTGCGACCGGGAAACCGGGAACCACGACGCTGAGGGCGGCGACCAACTCCAACTGGTTGTTCAGGGAACGCCAATCACCGGAGGGGGGGTTGGCTCGCATGTCGCGGAGTCCTTCGGGGGTGAGGTCGGAACGGACAGCGCCGGACAGCCAGATTCCGTGACGGCCATCCACTGCGCGTACGAAGGCACCAACAGAGCCTGTGTTGTCGTAGTGGGCCGAAGCAGCCTGTAAACCAGCGGCGAGAGGTGCGTGTCCGGTTCCATACGTGAGCTTTCCGACAGCAACGTTGCCGTCTGTTGTTTCCAACTGTCCGAGATGGAACATCTGGTAGTTCGACGGTGAGCGGGGTGCCTGCACACACTCGGAGAACGCGCCGCCCTGGAAACCGGAGTGGCAGGTTTCGTAGAGGGCGAGGTGTCCGTACACCTGTCCGTCCGCCGTGAAAGTGAGCGGGGTCGGCTGGTCTGCTTCTGGCTGGTCGAACCAGGCGCGGGGTGGTCTAAGCGGAGCGAGCGAACTCATGCGACACCTCCTGTGCCTTGGTCACAGCAGCAACGAACCCAGAGGGTAGGTCAGGGCACTTCGGCTGGTAAAGGGTGCGGGCCGCGAACACCTCAAGCTGTGTGCAAAGAGCGCCGGCCTGCGTGGTTTCGATGCCCTGCTCTGTCAGGAAGTGGTGGAACCCGTCGGTGGCGCCCTTCACAAGTTTGATCGGGTCCTCGACCACCTTGTCACCGAGGACAGAGGCCACCATCGAGAGGGGTTGTCCTTCTCCGCAGTCGGCGCAACGTTGCCTGATTCTTACGCCGGCGAGTTCGCGGCACCTGTGCAACGCCATTTGGGCCGCGCCGAGCACCATGCCGGACGCGGTGCGCGACTCCTGCCGTGACACCCCGGTGTTGGTTCCCGGCAGCGGTGGGCCGTCGGCCGCGTTGCCGTTCCCGTTCGCGGAAGGCATCGGGCCGCGCTCCGGCGGCGCGAAGTCCCCGCCCAACGCTTCGGGGGTGCGCAACTGGATCGCGAGCCACTCCTCTTTCTCATCGCCGTCCATCTTGTCTGTTTCTTTCCAACCAAGAGCTTCGCGTGCCGCCTTGCCGTTGATCAGCCCGTCCTTATGGGCTTTCAACGCGTCCTCGGTGCGGTCCGGGCTGATCACAACCTGTGAGTCGTCGAAGCCGATCACGATGTCCTGCCAGTCCGTATAGCCCTCACGTTCCAGGGCGGGCCGCAAATACGCTTCGTTGACGGCGTTGGCCCAAAGCTCCGCCTTGTTGTAACCGAACATGCGCCACCGGTCCAACTGCACCGACCGTGCCGTCCAATGGTTCGCGTCCGTGTACCCGAGCAAATCTTCCGGGGACATGTCCAAGGAGAGGGCGAGGCGTTTGATCGCCTCGAGCCGCAACTCTTTCTCCATGTAGTCCGTTTGCGGGTCATGGGTTGAAATCCACTTCACGCGGTCGAGATAGTCGTATGCGCCTTCGAACATGAACGGCTGGCGGGCCGCCGCGGAACCGGGGTTCTCGATCTGGTTGGCGGTGTGTTCCATCCAGTCGGCGAGGA